CCGAGTTCGACGCAAGCGTCGATCTCCTTTTATCCTCGCCACCGATAAGCCAATTGATTGGCTTTTCGGCGTGTGTACTTCCTGACGGAAAAAGGCTGAGGGACTTGGGCATATGCCTGAGTCTCAACCTGCTCCGAGCTTCTGCCATGGAGGCTGACCGGGTCAAACGACGGAGGACGACTGCCCTCGGTAAAATACCGAAGGAGCATCGCCCAACCATCAACGACTCTAGTAAGCGGTCTCGCAACTGAACATAAGACTTTGTATTCTGCTCTTTGCAAAGCAGCATTCCATCGTCGTTTCAGTGGCTTGATATTCCATGGGGGATTGACTAAGGAAGGACAATCGAGATGATCGTCCGCCGTAGCTACGCCATATTTATACAGCGTAACTATCCAGTCGGCAATTAACCGACTAGTTAGAACAAACCCATGATTAAACAGGTTATTGGAAAACTCCACATAACTTGTATAATTGTCAGGGCTTTGATGTGGTGCCCACTTTTCGCGTAAGCGAACAGGTGTCACGTCTGCGCCTCTATAGGCGTCCATGCCACACGATTCTCTAAAGAATCCATGGGTGCAACTCTTGTCTCGGTTTACTTTTAAACCAAAAGACTCGAGCAACATCATCGCATTCGCCGATTCCTCGGTTTTGACGATGACATCATCACCGTACACTAAGATGCTCTCGCGAGCATCCGTGTCGGTCGTACCTGCAGTCAGGATGGCCCAGATACAAGTTGCCATGACGGGAAAGCATAATGCTGATCCCATCGGGGCGAACTTTCTGAGCTTTAGAATCCTGCCATCAGGCAAGACTGTTCCTAACGTCCTGCTGTCCTTTAGCACATCATAGATGTGTGAAGGAAACAGCAGACGAACAAGACCAGTTGTAATGCGGTCTGAAGCCTCTTTGAGGTCCAGAGTCGCATAGCGTCCATTCTGCGAACCGTATAATGCGGCTACGCGGTTTGGAATTTGGTCAGTGAAATGGATATTGTACCTCGTGAGAGGATGCAATTCCAAGTGTTTCACGATCTGCCGACCTAGCCCTTGCTGTATCCATTGGAATTCCAATGGTTCGCAAGAGATTAGTCGCGGCCCTCGAGAATCTTTAGGTACAAGGATAACCTTGGCTAAAGACTCTACTTCAACAAGATCGTCAAAATGACGATACTTATCACAGACATGTCCTTTGGACGAGCAAAAATACTCATCGAAAGGATAATGTTGCTGAATCCTCGGATTAATTCGCGAGAAATTCCATTTGTCCCAAAGGCGTTCTCCAGTGGAGACCGCACCGGGACCATGGCTCGGCTTTATATCCTGAGGGTCGAAGTGCTCGAATACCTTCGCAAGAAGGATTCTTGCTCTTCGAACCAGGGAAGGGTTCCCGTGCAATTGATTATGCACGTTGGCCCATCCGGCTTCGTCGACGAGATCCATAACTTTATGGAATTCATCGTCGTGAATAGAGATCTCATCTTCGGTCTTTATAAAACCGTCGATGACTCTTTGTTCTAACGCAGGGGCGTACGCAACGTCTAGTTTGTAATAAACAAACAGAAGTTGTCGTAAACCTTTGACACTAGTCACACAAGGTGACTGAAGGACTTCTCCGCTATGTGCGAAGACCCTACTGAAGAGCTCACCGAAAAGTTTCGGAAGCTTACTGTTAGGAAGGGGTTTAAATCCCAACTTTACAGAGTCAATAGGATCACCGCCGGATAGAGCTTTATCAAGAGCTTTACCCAAGCGAGGAAGGGTTTTCGTAAGAAAACCAATGCCTTCGGCGTCAGACCGCTTACACAGTTTGTTAACTGTGTTGCGATACTGACGAGGTGTAATCACCGAATTGAGCGACAATTGAATGTCGGACAACAGGGTGGCGAGGATCTGTTTATACGGATCTAGACTCTTCCAGGATTCCATATGGAGTTCCTTTCTAGAGTGTACTACCCTGTGGCCCTATCACTTATCACTACATTAGCCTCTCATGGAGAAGGTACAGCATTAGTGCTATACGGTTGGTGCAATGGTGCATCAATCGTCAAGGAACCGACCGGAGTATCAACTTCGATCGGCCCCACTAGCCCGTGCTGTATCTCACACCCCACAAGTAGAAATGCTACGTGGAAAACCACAAGCACCGCTACAAGTGTTCGGAGAGGTAATGCTGAAGTATCCTTATCATTGTTCATAAGAACAAGCATTCGCACGGGTACCCTTTAGAGGGTTCCGTTGACCAAGGAATCAGCCCCCGTTCCAGTGCAATCAAACTTGACTGACGTATCGCTGCCATCACTGGCAAGGATACTAATCAGCCGAGCAAGGGTTGCCTTGAATTGGGTCGTGTCGTCAGAGTCCCCAACGGGGAAGTCTACGACAACATAAGCGGAGCTAGTCGTCGCAACTCCAGAAGCGCCATCGGCCGTAAGGTCGACGCGCAACATGGAACGACGGCGAGCTTTAACGCCCACACCGACTTCACTGTGTGAAACAGTGATCGTGTCTGGAGCGTTAGGTGCAGCGCCACTTTTGGCGAACACCAGCTTGCGCTGATCGGTCGACTGCCTGAGGTATTCTACCTCAGAACCAGCAGCGTCCTTTACTTCATTCGTGGTAAGGTTGTTTGGTAACATAGTACACATAGCCTGCATAAACGTGCAGGCGCGTTGTTGCTATCTAGGACGTCGGCGAGTAATCGCCAACGCACTAGCAAGACTAAACTCTTTCAAGCTCAGTCCGCTCGTTTGAATCGAGCTGATCCAGTTAGGCACAGCTACTTGGCGTCTATACGCTTCTTCGCTGATACGCTGAACTGGGTTCGCACTGCCGCCGTAGCCCATCATGAGGGTTGTTACCCTCTTGACGTGCATGGTCCAGCAGTACTGACCGATAACTGTCACTGGTTCTAATTGGCGATATTTGAATTGGTCGAGCCATAAATTTACATTTAGGACCCAATCAATCACAAACGACCACGGGATAGCGTTCCAAACGATGGCGGGATTCAAATTGATCCCGATGTCGTCAAGGAATGCGTTAGTCTGATCAATCAGACCACCCATTGTTGGTACTGTGTACCAATAGGTCATGTTGCCATAGAAGCGACGTAGAGGGTAATAGACTAACCGACGAGCCGAAAAAGGACTCAGACTAGCGGCATTTTGCCACACGCCTGGATCCAAGTCGGCCGTTAAGGTCATGTCCGTATCCTCAAACGGTGTTGCCATGTTTTCAACATAGTGAGACCGTCGCCACATCTGCTGGTGATCGCGGAGTTGTTTCAACTTCGCACCAACGTCAGATATGGCCTGGTGTACAGCCAGTATGTCGCGATACAGAGGCATAACGTTGAACTGCTGTTGCAGGTAAACGTCTGCCGAAGCATGTAAGAGATGGTGAGGAATCCCTTTGCCTTTTATAAGGCTAGTGAGAACCTTCCCAAATGGAGCTCGAGAAGAGGATAACCTCTTCAACAATCTCCATAAACTCCTACCAGTAGAGAGGATAGACCCAACGTCACGGTATTCCAACAAATCGTTGACAATACTGTTCGTATCGGGCCTAATCTCAGGTAGCATGGCCTGTACAGACCGTGCAATCCTGTCGGACAGATTCGTAGGGTCAGGAATTGACCATCCGTTTCCGTACCAACTACTACGTAGAGGAGGCAGGTTTTTTAACCCGTCTCCGTACGTGCCAAACATAGTCGAGGCGTTGGCAGAGCCACCGCCTGCGATGTTCTCGTATCCGTTAGTCGCTATCTCCCACAACCAAGCGGGAGGGAAGCTACACGGACAAACCCACGAACCCCACTCTGGATGCTGCGGGTAATATAACCAGCGTTTCATCTCAGCGTGGACATTGCCGAGGGACTCCCGCTCACATTTGTAATGTGAGCAGCTGTTATACTGGTACCATTTGCCGTAGGAAGAGTCTAGGAATTCAAACCTAGTCTCGATCTCCGACTGTGGTATAGCGTAACTCATGCCGTAATAGGTACTCCGAAGAGTGCCGTTCGGGACGTAGGCTCCGTTTCCGGAGCTTCTACCGTCACGAGTCCCAGAGGGTCCATCGGGACCCCACTCAGTAATGATGGGTTTCATAAGAACTCTATGTTAATACAGTTATCGGTGGA